TAAAATATACCTCAACGAAGTTGGAACTGGTGAGAGAAAGGATAAACTCACACATCATAAATACCTCTCCATTCGGCCCATTCACACTTCCTTGTGAGGCAGACCTCGGCACCTCTGTTCCATCTACTGCTATCCATATATCAACTTGACTGGTGCCTCCACCGGACTTGTCAAACTGGATAGAATAGGAAAGCTTATAGATGCCGGTCTGTGCGACTGTGATATGACTTGGACTAAGTGGGTCAAAGGATATGCCCGAGGCAATCTCTGTAGTGTCGTAGGTGATTGGAGTAGGAACATTCAGACCACCTACTGTGATGCTGGTGTTGAGACTGAAAGAACCATACGCTGGGACGAGAGCATTTGAGCGATATACCTCACTTGTTGCTGGGTCATATTGGAGAACATAGGAAGGAACGATATTATTCTCTCTCACGGGAGCAATATGGGTTTGACTTGCTCCAGTTGGTAGGAGAGCCAGACCCGTCGCATTCAAGGCGATACTATTCGCTGGTTGGTCGTTCATACCATCTGTTCCACCGGCGAGATGACCGATAGCAACTGATGAAGCGCCTTGACCCGAAGATGAGGCAGTCCCAGAACCGTATCCCAGAGCCACGGCATAGGCTTGTTGAAGTCCATTCGCTGATGTTCCTCCGATTGCTATCGCACCGGATTGTTGTCCTAGAACTCCGGCGGTGTATCCGATGGCTATAGCCTCTTGTCCTTGTAAAGCACCGCCACTTCCAGCTCCAATGGCTATGGCATACTGTCCTTGTTGTGTGGCTCCACAGTTCTCCCCTATAGCGATGGCACTTGACCCTTGCTGAACCAGTCCAGCATTCGTCCCGATTGAGATGGCATTGGATTGTTGGGAGTCATTTCCAGCCATATTACCGACAGCCACACAACCAACGACTGGAGGAACAGCGCCAGCACCAGCACCAGTCCCAATAATAACTGGGTTGGAGAGTTGTGTTTGGATAGTGCTTACATCCCCTTGTAGTGTAGTAACGTCTCCTTGAAGTGTTCCCACATCACCTTGAAGATTAGTAACATCCGTCTGTAAATTACCAACAGAAGTTTGTAGAGTGGAAACATCCCCTTGAAGGGTCGCAGTAGAGCCTTGAAGCACGGCAACATCGGATTGGGTTCCAGTTAGAGCGAGGTCTATAGAGAGCACATCTGCTTCCAAGGCAGTCAAATCGGCTGCCCCAGCAATATTGAGAGCCTCTTGAACCGAGGCAATAGCGAGCTTGTTGAACGCCATTCTATACTATCGTGGGAGATAATGTTAGGGCTTGATGTATTGGAACTGGAACTCGGTGTTCTTATCAAGCGTTCCAGCAACGGCACCGAGAATGAGATATTGACCCGCTGATGTTAGTGCGACTTGAGTGCGAACATTAATCACATCGCCTACCTCTAGACTAACAAGACCACTTGCTTGAACCGACCAAAAACCGGGAGATGCGACAGTTGTGTTTGATGCGACTACACCTCGTTCAATATCGGGACTTCTCGTGACATCAATCGCTATGAGTTTAAGAAAATCAACACCCCAAGTCTGTCCGTTGGGGTCACAAGTAAGAAATGCGTCAAGTCTATATACCCCCGCTGTAGCACAAACGAGGTTGGCTCCTCCAGATGAGGTTATATATCCACCATCCGTCCAACTATCAGCACTATCAAAGGTTATATCAGTTGCTCCATTAGAGGCGGCTTGATTGGCTGACTTGTAGAATGAACCACACTTTGGTTGGAGAGCGACGATATCTGCCGAGTTGGTGGCTACGGTGGTTTGGAGGGTGCCTACATCCCCTTGAAGGGTCACCACATCACCTTCTAATGTGTTGAAGGCAGTGTAATCTACAATGCCGAGAGCGTCCTTCACACTCTCTAGTGCTAGTTTATTAAATGCCATTTGTCTAACTCATATGGTATTATCTTGAGGTTATATTTTCTGACGATGTCTGCGTCCGTCGTATATTGGGTCTTGCCTCCCATCAAGAAGCTATACACTCTCGCCATCGCCCACTGCTCTCGTCCCAGCTTCTCTGAGCGTGGTGCGGTTGGGTCTTTCTTGAAGGTGCCTTTGACTCTTACGGAGGCGATGTTGGATTTCCACGCCCCTACCCCTCGGTTATAAACCTCTTGGAGGGCTTGCTTGGGAACACCAGTTATGTCGGCAATCTCTGCTAGGCTATAGGTCTCATCTCGTGGGAGGTTGTAGTGGAGATAGAAGAGGCCTCGGCGAGTATTATCAACCATTTTTAATCGGGCTATAGTAGTAGTAGAGAAAAACAAAAGGAGGGGTCAGAGGGGAACCTTGGTTCACTTGATGTTTCGCAACTATAAAGGTAAGAGACTACGAGGAAAGGGGGCAACGCCCCCCTCAGACCCCTATCATAAAGGGATTAGGGTGCCTCTGTCGGATATACTGGACTATCCGCTCAGTGATGCTGACATAAACGCAATCTTGGAACCAGATACGAGCATTTTTATCTATAGGGATTTGGAGAAGGTGAGGAGCATAGATGATGTGTTTGATAGGTATGGGCGGGCGATGATGCTGTATCCTACTGATAGTGAGACGACGGGGCATTGGGTCTGTATGATTAAGAGGGACGATGGTTCTATCGAGTTCTTTGACCCTTACGGAAAACCCGTAGATAGTCAATTGCGGTGGGCGGGTGGAATGCGGAGACGAGAGGAGTTGGGTGCTGATGAGCCTCTGCTAACTCGGTTGTTAAAGGGACGTAAGGTGATTGTGAATCGGCATCCTTATCAGAAGAACGGAGACGACATAGCCACTTGTGGGAGACACTGCGTAGGTAGGCTGTTGCTGAAAGACTTATCCTTGAAGCAGTATAACGATGTGATAAAGGAGACGGGGCTTCCAGCGGATGAGTTTGTTGCTCGTCTGACATACCCTATACTTGGGAAATGAGTTGGTTTGTCCCCTTTTATCTTCTTCACTTCTTATATAGTGTGTAAGAATGTATCGGAGTGAGTTTACTCGTATAGGTGGGGCGCAGACGGAAGACCCCGATATCGTCTACTACAATGCAAGTATCATCAATGATAATCAACTTTACGGACAGCAGTTCAATCGGGATCCAGTGGTGCGATTCAGTGAGACCCGTTCAGTGCCGATTCTGAAGGACTTGAGCGACTTTTATTTCAGTATTGTGCGCTTCACGATGAATGGCCCGAATAAGGACTTGCCCCTCTTCATCCCTAATATTCAGATTGGTTTGACCCAGACGGACATCAATCTTACGAGTTATTCCGTGGGTCTGGCTCTACAGAAGAAGGTGGTGATTGGTGGTTCAAACTATACCTTTAATGGCTACGCCCAGCGGTTCATTCAGTATCAGAGTGAGAGTTTGCCAGCTTATACGGCAACTGGAACCCCCCTTCCAAACGCACCAGCACTGGAGCAAGACCTCCGAGGAACTTATTACTATGTCTATACCTACGAGCATTGGCTGGACTTGGTGAATGAGGCGCTAGCCCTCGCCCATACTAACACCGGTGGTGCGACGACATATGCTCCATTCGCATCTCTACAAGAGCAGTTTCAAACCTTTTTTAATAACAATGGTGGTGTAGGAGCGGCGCCGGCGATTATTACCGAGCCACCCAAGATACGGTGGAATCCATCAACGGAGCGGTTCAGCATCTACTCGGACACTTATGGGTTCGGTGGTGCGGACGCTTTGTCGTTTGGGAATGGATTTGCGGCCAATGAGGAGGCTATGTCGCTGTGGTTCAACACCAATATGTATGGACTCTTCAGCAACTTCCAGAATGACTATCTCGGCGATGAGACAAACGGACAAGCCAACCAAATCATCATCAAGAATAAGGGCGGTCTCAATATTTACTTTGAACCTCAACCGGCACCAACCGCAACACCTCCAACTTATAATGCGGCCAAGTCCTATTGGGTCACAGAGCAAGATTATGGGTCAGTATCGTCACTGTGGTCTCCGATTGAGAGCATCGTCTTCACTAGTACTCTATTGCCGATTTTCCCCGAGCAAGTTGGTGCGCCGATTCGATATGGGTCGGGGAATGATATCGTGTCGCAGAACTCGTCGGCGGCGTTCCAGCCGATTATCACGGATATTGCCTTGGCTACGAACTCTCCGGCAGACTATCGTCAGTTCTTGGAGTATATCCCGACGGCAGAGTATCGTATGAGCGACTTTGCGGTGGGACGACAAGAACTGCGGAACATTGACGTCCAAGTCTTCTGGAAGGCACGGCTGAACGGTCAGTTATATCCGATTCGTATGTTTAATGGGTCGTCGGTTAGCATCAAGATGATGTTCCGAAAGCGGGGAATCGGCATTTAAATAAAATAGAAAAGCCTCAAATATAAACTCTAACTCCATATCATAAGGAAGTATGTCATCTGATATTGAGAAGCTCGCCGTTTTTGACGACCGCATCGTTCAGACCCGCCCTAAGTTTGCGGTGTCTAAGGGCGCCCTTTCGCTGACGAACTCACCTTTCCCGGCGATTGGTGCTACATCCTCCCAGCACACTTACCAGATTACTGTGCCGAGTGAGAATGTGTTTATTGACCGAGCAGTGGATTGGACTTCCACTTGCTACCTCCAGTTTGATGTGACGGTGGCTTCGGTGGCTGGTGGTGGTGGTGCGCTCCCCGCTGGCACTCCGCTATGGTCTCTTGGTCTGGACGGCGCTCTTGCTGCCTTCCCTCTCCATACCCTCGCCCAGACGATTACGGCTACGATTAACGACACGACCACAACAATTAACACCTCGGATGTGTTGCGTGAGATTCTGCGTCTGACGGACTATAAGCCGAATCGTCTCCAGCGCACTTGCCCGACCTACCTTGACACCTATGCTAGCTATGATGACGCATTTGGTGCGAGCAACAACCCTCTGGGTGATTATGCGGACAGTGGCGCTCGTGAGGAGATGCCGAACGGGGCCTTCTACAATGTGACCTTTACAGACGATGATGGAGCTATTGTGAATGCCTCGCCCGCTTTCACTAATGCTGGCTACAACCTCATCAACAATGTCCCCGTCAGTGATGGTTCCGCCACAAGCACGACTGGAAAGCCACTCGGTGTCTACACAATCTATCTCCAGTTCACCTCCACTGAGAAGCTTGTGCTGTCTCCGTTCGTGTTCTCGGACATCCACGAGTATGACACGGGTCTCTTCGGTATTCAGAACATCCAGCTGGTGATGAATATGGCTGCTCCGTCTTCGGGTGGTGCGGGTCAGACCAACTTTGCTCGTGTGATTCGCTCTACATCGCAGAACGGTCGCTCAGTAAGCAATGTGGCTTATAACTCGACGGTCTCTGGTGGCTCACCTTTCAAGAGCGGGGACTCGCGTATCAACGTGCAGTTCCTCACACCGTCGCTTGACCTCCCTCTACCTCCTAAGAGTGTGGTGCCATATATGGAGTTCCC